AGCAGAAGTTAGCGTCACCTTTGCAATTAATCGCATGGGCGACCCTAACTTGCTGTTTTCTTTTTCTGAAGAAGACCGTTTAGGGCTAGAAAGTGCCAGCGAGCAATTGTTGGCTAGTGCTATGACAGGACTAAGAGTAACAAATTTAACAGCAAAAATGCTGGTTGATACTCTTTTACCTCCTATAAAGTCACCTAAAAGGCGTTCAATAACAAAACCTGCTAAGAAGGAAACCGTGAAGGATTCCTCCGAGTCGGCTCTTTTGTGAGTACCAACCGACAGGGTTAATAGAGAGGCGTAGCCTCCCTAGAATAGAAGGTGATGATATGGCATTCGGATGTAGGTCAAGCGGCGTATTAGGCGCAAGCAAAATAATTGCAAGAGGTCAAACCAAACTGGTTAGCATTCATGCTGCTATTTTTATTACTGGCGGTACTGCCGCAACTATCAATCTATTTGATAGTATAGATAATTCAGGCACTAAAATAGCCATGATTAAAAATTCAACTAACGGATATTATAATTATGAATTTGACATGCACGGAGTTTTGTGCAGTACGGGGCTATTCTTAGAAGTAATCGAAGCAGGTTCTTCCACAGTAGATGTTTCAATAGAATTTGCTTGAGGCGATTAATATGGCAGTAATGAATCAGGACACTAGATTGATTATGACAATTCTTTTTGTCGGTACTGTTAGTGGAGCGAATGTTTATTTTTATGCTTCATACGGTACAGAATTTCCATACACGCAACTATCTCACGCTGTCCTATTTGGACTAATCACTGTTGGAGGCATTATGTGTCTTAAAGCAATATTCGATTTAGCCCTAAATGACAAGATTGAACTTAGGTTGTTAGATAGAAGAATAGCGTCTTATTGGGAACGAAAGAAGCGTGATGAACAACAAAGAATCAAACTTACTGATACCATGAAGCAGTATCAAACTACATTCAAAGTAGCACCGCCACTTGCCCCTGCGTATGAATCTGAAAATACGGTATCTAACCAATTTTTAGCAGAATTACAATGAGGTGATTAAATGGTATTTGGCGACATAATGGGCTTTAGTGAGTCTGACTATGTTTATAATCAAAGCAGGGCGCATTCTGCTGATATGTTTTTTGTCAAGGCTCGTTTTTGGTTTTGGGGAATAACCCTTACTGTTGCTAGTTTTTTAACAGGCAATATGTTGGGAGTCTTTGATATTAATGTCATGGGCTGGTTAGTAAATAGTGTAATGAGTTGGTTTCATTGATGTGGTGTTATGAATGTCAATGATAGCGGGCTTTGCAGTAGTAGTAACAGAAGCATGTATTTCTTTTTGGAAAAGAGTACATGCAATTAATTTTGGAGTGTATGGCGCTACAATGGTTGGTAAAACAACTTTAAGCCATCAAATGAGAACAAGAGGGGAAGTACAAACAATTCAAGAAAGAACGGTTGGAATACATAGAGCCAGTAGAAAGGTAATTAAATTAGAAGGAGATGCCTTTACTATTAAGAGTGCTGATATTGGTGGAGAAGCGATATATTGGAAAGAATGGGCTAATGATATGCAAGTTAGGAAACCTAAATATATTATTTTTATGATAGACCATAGGCATTTAGATAGTCCAGCCAATTTAGACCACCAAGTAGCATGGAAATTTTTAGTTGATATTATATTAAGTACTAGATGGCCCAGTGGTAAAAGAAAGAAAGAGAAAGATTATCCTTTGGCAATTAGTATATGGGCTAATAAATATGATATTTGGGGCGGGAAATATAAGACAGATGAAGATATTAGTAAGCATGAGATATTTAGTCCCTTTACTTACGGAATGAGAAAATTAAATGATAAAGGAATACCTACTCATAAATATATTGTTTCGGCAAAGTCAGACCCCGAAATGGTATATAAAGGGATTACTACAATGATAAAGGACTACTGATTACTATGTGGAAAGATATTATTAAAATTGAAACAGAGGAAGAAGTTTCTTGGACTTCAAAAGATGGTAAAGCAAACGGAGATGCTTTTTATAGTGGTTATTGGGGAATCATGGGTTTTGCCCATAATGCAGAAGAAAGACAAGGATTAGGAGAAAAATACTTAAAAGAAATGATTAAGTATTTACATTCAATAAAAGAAGCAGAAATAGAAGCCGATGGAACATTACCTGATGCAGACGGATTTTGGGATAAAATGTTAAGTAGAAATATTATTCAATCAATTAGAAGAAGAGGCGAATAAAAAAAGAGGAATGAAAAATGTATCAACAACCAAATTTAATAGGAACAAGCATTGCACCTACATCTAACCATGCTTCCTCTATCAATAAGTTTTTGCCTAAACTGCAAAAATATAGGTCAGCAGGACCAATAGAAGAATATATGTATGATAGCATTAAACCTAAGAAAAAACTAAAAGAAATACGAAAGATACTATTCCCACAAAAGAAACAGTTCTTTAAAATTAAATACGGCTATAAGTTTAATTTTAAAGACATCTGTATTGTTTGCGGTACTCACCATGTATGGGAAGCGGGTGATTATTTACGGCCTCCAATTCCTTTAGATAATGTAACAAAGGGCAGACCACTAAGAGGTACTTATTGTCAGAAACATGCCGGTGTTCATAAACAAATGGAGATGCTTCAACAGCAAATTTTAGCAGAAGAAAACGGATTAGATTTTAAAGCCTTTATTCCAAGAGCAAGATTGCCTCAGATAATGAAAAGAGGGCCATTGACTACATTAACAAAAGATGAGGTGGTCAACCTTACTTCTACCGGATGGCTTATTAAGCCACCCACCATGACAGATAGTGAGACTACTATGTCAGAGATAGTGCGGTTAGTGGCCGAAATAGGATTATCTACTGAAAGACTAAACTTTTTATTAGGAAACACTAAGGAGGAATAATTATGGGATTCATGGGAACAAGCAATGGCGCAGTAATGGGAGCAGTTAATGCTCAAAATGAGCAGCAATTTAAGAATGTAAGTAATCTACTTGCATTACAAGAAAATCATGTTGAAGAGTTTTTCACTTATCATGGTGAACAGTTTTTATCTGCTTTAGAAAAGATGATGGAAGATGTTACTGAAAGAGTAGTATGTGTAATGTTAGGTAAACTAGTGTTTATTCAGGACTCTACAACCGGTACAATGAAACTTCAATCAGGTGTTTTAAGTGAATTTGAAAAAATTACTCAAGAGAACATTGATTTAGATTTAACTAGACTATTAGATTCAGCAATTAATACAGAAGTCATTAATCAAAGAAAGATGGCTAAACAGCAATACCTAGAATCCCAAGGGTTCTCAGGCCAACAGGGAAGCCAAGTTGGAGTAGGGTTGGCAGTAGCGGGATTGACTGGACAAACTCAACAATTCCAACAAATGCAGGGTGCTGCTAACAATGGTTCTGGCTATCCTATTCCACCAAACGGTACTGATGGATATGGCCGACCATATTGGTTAGATGCTCAAGGTCAAATGTCCTATGAGCCACCATCTTCCGGTTTAGGATTAGGTGGCGCAATACAAAAAGGTGCTGCTTGGGCTAAATGGTTAATGTGAGTTGATTAACTTTGAAACTTTTTTATGCTAGATTGCCTGACCAATCAGGTATTGTTTGGACTGAGGCGTTAGCGACAGAAGAGTTTTTGTATTATATTTTTCAGGATTATTTAACTACTAAGCAAACAGATTTGGAGAGCATTGACGACTACATAGAAGAGATGGCTGA